ATGACATTGAAGTAAAAATTATGGAATGGATTCCTGGAAAGAGATTCGAAGACCATGAACACATTGCTTTAAATGATACAGAGAAAGAAATGTGTGAACAATACATTTCTAATTCTGAAGCACCAGAAGATATCAATCTACAAACACAATATGCTGAAAAACTTAATTTTGTTATCAGAGAACAACAAGAAGAAGTAGCTCAAGTATATGGATTCCGTGATTTGCAAATGGTTCTAATTGCCGGCAGAGAAGGGTCAAATCATCCAGCAAGAGGAAATGCTAGAAGAGTTTTAGAGTATATTGATAATACTCACAATATTTACTTTCAAGTTCGTGATGAAATCTTTAGCACTAAAGAAGAACTACTTAAAGACTTTGAACATTATCGAAGACAAATACCAGCAGCTCAAATGGCAACAGGACATGTGGATTTAGGACAATCTTAAATGCAAGTTGTTCACATTGATAAACCATTTCATATACAGGACATGCCTTTAGAGCATATCTATGTCTTAGATGATTGGTTATCAATTGAACTTCAACACCACTTTGATAGACTCATAACAACAAGTAGTTGGTGGTCTAAGACAAACCAAGTGTCTAGTAATAGTCCTACAGGTCTTGCACACCATTCTTTTTGGGGTGCATCTTTCTTTAGAGATAATTATGCATTAGAACAAGATATGAAACCAATAGATACATTCTTTGTAAAGTATCTTATAGAAAGATTAGAAACGGAGTTTGGTTTTAAATATACTCGTTTTCAATATGCAGGTCTTAATTCGCAATCACAAGGTTGTCCAGGAACGATACATCAAGATTGTCCAAACGATGATGCATGGAATTTATCATTTCTATATTACCCAAATACATTTTGGAATCCTAATTGGGGTGGTACATTAAGAATGTTTGATGAACCACATCAAGGTTTAGACGGAAGACAAGAACATATTAATAATCACCAGGTAGCCGAAGTTGAGTTTGTTCCTAATCGACTTGTTATATTTGATGGAAGAATACCACATGGTGCCGATGCACCAAATGAATCAGCGAGATATATGGACAGAAAATCTTTGGTGGTAAGAGGAGACGAGATTGAACTGGTCAAAGACCAAAACACTAGATATCTAAAATATAATAATACACAATTCCCTAAGGTACCACTTTTATAATGCCAACGATTGAATTCACATCATACAACCCCAATACTCTTAAATATAGTAAACCTATTCTTGCATCTAAAGTTCAACCTGAATGGTGGAAAAAGATGAGAATTAATGAGATAGTCAGAGGTGATAAACAACAGACTATCAGAGCATGTCCTGCTATGCAGGATTGGTTGACTATGGGGTATTATCTAGTTGCAGAAACAGATATCGTAGTTCAAGTAGGTCAAGATTTAAATTCTGATGGTGGAACTCAAACATCTGCTTGGTCTTATGAACAAAAGAAAATAGGTTCATCAAGTCATCCAGATACACAATTTGGTAATGCTATGGAACCAGAGAAAAGGGCTGGACTTCCAGTAAAAGATGCATTTAAATTTAGAAATCCTTGGAATATAAAAACACCTGATGGTTATTCTACACTTTACTTAGACCCATTCTTACACCAGAATCAACACTTTAGTGTTTGGCCAGGTATAATTGATACTGATAAGTTTAATCTAAACATGGACAATGCACAAATTATATTTTATCCTAAAGTTGACCATTCATTTATTATTAAGAAAGGAACACCAATTGTTCAAATAATTCCATTTAGAAGAGAGGAATGGTCTTCATCGGCACAGATTAAAGAACCACAATCTTTCATAGATAATCTTTCAGATATCACATCTCCATATAAAGAAGAGTCAGGTTCAAAGTTTTCACACTCTTTACACTTAGAATATAGAGACTTGAAAGAAGATAGGAATAAAAAGAAAAAACAACTTCAAGATGTTAGAAATGATGGTTCAATTACATCGAAATCAGCTCAAGCAGCCATAAATGAATCGAATCTATTAGAAGATGGTGGTTTAGGACCTTATAGAAAACTAGGTATGCATGTTTCTAAAAGCAAACTATTTGGTAATGCAGAAAACAAATTAGAAATACCGCCTGAATGCCCTATGCATGTCAGTGAAGAATCAAACGAAATACAACTAGAGATGGACTTTGGAGACAAAGATGCCAGTTAAGTTTATTGCCCCACAAATGGTCTTTATAAGAGATTTATTAGACCCACAATATAATGCACTTGACGATAATTATATGACTCTACTTAAAAGAACAGTGGATGAAATGAGGTCAAACGACCCTAAAGGTAGAAAGATATCAAATGCAGATACAGGTTGGCAATCAAATGATGGTTGTGATACCAATCCAGCATTTATGAAATTGATGTCATGTATAAAAGACACTCTCTATGAAGAGGTTTGGCCTTTTTGGGGTTTAGAAAGACATAAAGGCCATGTAGTCGATATGCATAACTCATGGGCAAATATCAATGATAAGGGTGCTTGGAACAAACCACACAAACATAATGGTTGTTGGATGTCAGGTGCTTTTTACATAGATGCACAAGGTGATGAAGGTGATTTTGTTGCTATGTCAGATACATCAAGAGTTATGGGTGATTTTCCTAATTCTCCTAGATTCAGTGACAACGAACACTTTCAACCTAAGACAGGAATGTTGTATATCTTTCCTAGTGGTTTAACTCACATGGTCGAACCAAACACTACAGACAGGGATAGATATAGTATATCATTTAATATGGGTTATAAATTCAAAGGTGATAATAAAATAGAAGATGTTGAAGGATTTCGTTGGGATGAAACTCTATTTGATATAACTTTAGATGGAAAACTTCTTCAAGTTTCGACTGTAGAAGAATAATATTCCATAAATAAGTGTATGGAATTAATAATCGACGCACATGTAATTTGGAATATACTCATAACGGTAGTATTAGCACCGTTAGGGTTTCTTGTAAGGTCAGTTCTTTCAGAACAGAAACGACTTGATATACTAGTCAACAAAACAAGAGAAGAAGTGGCAAGAGATTATGTAACCAGGCAAGAGATTGAACAAGATATGGAAAGACTTGCTAGACAACTTCAAAGAATTGATGAGAAGATAGACAGACTTCAGAGTAAAACCTATTTCCAAGAATAGTATCTGTATAAATAGTAATAGACCTTAAAATGGAATATTACTATGGCAAAACCAAATAGCAAAGCAACCTTCAAAGAATACATAAAAAGAAGACTCGGTGCGCCTGTTTTAGAAATCAATGTCGATGACGACCAGTTTGATGATAGAATAGATGAAGCGATGCAATACTTTCAGGAGTATCATTACGATGGTTCTATCAAAACATATCTGAAACACCAACTTACATCTTCTAATCTAACTCAGATGAAGACTAATACGAGTATAACATCGAATCCAGCAGGAACACACGACTACTCAAACACCGCATTTAAAGAACAACAGAATTATATCGTTCTTCCAGAGTTTGTTCTTGCCGTAATGAACATATTTCCATTCAATGATAAACACAATATGAATATGTTTGACCTTAGATATCAAATGAGACTTAATGATATCTATGATTTAACATCAACAAACATTCTAAACTATTCAATGGTTCAACAACATATCAGTATGTTAGATGATTTACTGGTTGGACAAACACCAATAAGATATAATACACATCAAAACAGACTATACTTAGATATGGACACTTCAAATATAAGTGCAGATGAGTTCATCATCGTAGAATGTTATAGAAAAATAGACCCTACAGACATGACTGATATCTATAATGATATGTGGTTGAAAAAATATGCAACTGCATTAGTCAAGTATCAATGGGGAGAAAACTTATCTAAGTTCTCAGGTGTTGCATTACCAGGTGGTGTGACATTAGATGCAACTCAGATGAAGACTGAAGCACAAGAAGAGATTACACGATTAGAAGAAGAGTCAAGGTTGAATTTTGATATGATGCCAATTGACTTAATGGGATAATATTATGCCAACAAATGTATTTTTTAACCATGCAGTTAATACTGAACAACATCTATATGAGGATTTAGTTGTTGAGTCACTTAGATTCTATGGTCATGAAACATACTATCTGCCTAGAGAAATAGTCGAAGAAGATACTATTCTAGGAGAAGATGTACAATCATCTTTTGGTGATGCATATTCTGTAGAAATGTATTTAGATAATGTTGAAGGTTTTGAAGGAGAAGATTTGTTCTCCAAGTTTGGTATTCAAACACAAGAAGAATGTACATTTACTCTTGCCCTTCGTACATGGGAAAGATTTATCTCATTAGATTCAAATTTAGTCACATCACTTAGACCCAATGAAGGAGATTTAGTATACTTTCCTATGTCAGGTTCTATGTTTGAAATCAGATATGTTGAAGACCAAAATCCTTTCTATCAGATAGGTAAACTATTTGTCTTTAAACTCAAATGCACATTGTTCGACTACTCAGGAGAAGACTTCGATACAAATATTGATGCAATTGATATTGTTGAAGACCAACAAGCATATACAATTCAATTAACACTAGATTCAAGTGGTTCAGGTGATTACGCTGCGAATGAAGCAATTCAGATTGGAAGTACAACGATTGGAGAGGTCACCTCTTGGAAAGCATCTACACATCTACTTACAGTTAAAGATGTCACCACAACGATTCAGGTTGGTGATACGATAACTGGTGTAGTTAACAATGCATCTTATACAGTTGCAAGTATTAGAGATATTCTAACTATGAATGATGGTACTGGTGCTGATAACGCAGACATTGAAACCAAGGCAGATGGATACTTAGACTTCTCAGAAACAAACCCATTCGGTGAGGTCACATAATGTTTGGTACCTATTTTTATAATGAAACAATCAAAAGAAGTGTGTCTATTTTTGGAACACTGTTCAATAACATAACACTTAAAAAAATTAAAGCAGACGGAACTGTTGTAGGTCAACAAATTGTTCCTATATCATATGGTCCTAAACAGAAGTGGTTAGAAAGAATCACTGTAGACCCAAAAGAAAGAGATGGCAATATTACAGGTATGACATTTCCTAGAATGGCGTTCGAATTATCTGGTATAGAATATGATGCATCAAGACAACAAAACAAATTAATCAGAAGTCAGAAAAGTACCTTAGAATCAGATGGTGTTAAAAGAGGATTTCAATATAATCCTGCACCATATACATTAAGTTTTAAACTCAGTATCATGACCAAGAACATGAACGATGCACTACAAATAGTAGAACAAATCATACCTTATTTTCAACCAGAGTATACAGTCACAATGAAAATGATTGACTCTATGACTGATTACAGAGATGTACCAATCACACTTAAAACGGTTGCATTTGAAGATAACTATGAGAGTGGATTTGAAGAAAGAAGATTCATTGAGTATTCATTAGACTTTGATATGAAACTATACTTTTTCGGACCTGTTTATACTGGTAAGATTATTAAGAATGTTATTGAAAGAGATTACATTAATGATGATAAAGGATTTACATCGACATCTATCAATAGTTCTGGTCTTGTTAAAGAAGTCAAACACTATGAACCTGCTTTTGACGAGATTGCAAATGCAGTATCTAATTCAACCACAGTCACCTTTGCAAGTGCCATAAATAGTAAGATAGGTGTAAACGATGAAGTATTTGGTACAAACTTAACAACGAATCCTACTATATCATCGATTGCAAGTAATAAATTATCAATAGTATTGAACAATGCAATTACTATTGATGCAAACACGAAGTTGTTATTCGTTGGTTCAGTAGACCCAGGTGATACATTCGTGGTTGCAGAAACAGTGAGTTTTTATGATGACGGAGGTTCTACTACATATTCAGAAGACCTCATAAGTGATGCTTAATTATGCCAAAAGATATAGATAAAAAATTAGATGATGTTTTAGACATTCAATCTTCAATTAAAAAAGAAACAACTGCTGTAGTTATTCCTAAAGAAAGGTCTCAAAACATTGAGACTGATTACAAATATACTAGAGAAAACTTATATGGTCTTGTTGAAAGAGGACAAGATGCAATTGAAGGAATCTTAGATGTTTGCAAAGAGACTGAAAATCCTCGTGCATATGAAGTCGCAGGTCAATTAATTAAAACAGTCGGTGAAACTGCCGAGAAACTCCTTGATGTTCAACAAAAACTAAAAAAACTTGAAGTTGAAAATGAAAGTATTAAGACACAACATAATCACTTGTATGTCGGAAATACCGCAGAACTCCAAAAGTTCTTAAAGAAAAATAAATAAATTATGGTTCAAGCAAAAAACGAAGGTTACTTAGGTAATACTTTAATCAAAAGGTCAGGTGTAGAAACTAAGTATACCGACCAACAAATGCAAGAATATGTGAGATGTTCACAAGAACCTTGTCATTTTATTGAGAACTATACACAAATCATATCACTAGATGAGGGTATGGTACCCTTTAAACTTCGTGGGTACCAAGACAAACTCATAGACCACTACAATTCAAATCGTTTTAATATCGTTCTTGCAAGTAGACAGAGTGGTAAATCAATAACATCTTGTGCATATCTATTATGGTATTTACTATTTCATCCTGAAGTGACTGTAGCAGTTCTTGCTAACAAGGGTGCAATTGCAAGGGAGATGATTGCAAGAATGGTCACTATGTTAGAAAGTGTTCCCTTTTTTCTACAACCTGGAGTAAAAATACTTAACAAAGGGTCCATAGAATTTTCAAATGATAGTAAAGTCGTTGCAGCTGCAACTTCTTCAAGTTCAATTCGTGGACTATCAATTAACTTACTATACCTCGATGAGTTTGCGTTTGTTGATGATGCAGAGACATTCTATACTGCAACATATCCTGTGGTCACATCAGGTAAAGATTCGAAGGTTATCATTACATCTACTGCAAATGGTGTTGGTAATATGTTCTATAAGATATACCAGTCAGCAGTTCATGAGCAGTCTGAATATAAATCATTCTTAATTAACTGGTTTGACGTGCCAGGCAGAGACGAAACGTGGAAGAAAGAAACTATTGCAAACACTTCAGAAGCACAATTCGAACAAGAGTATGGTAATTCATTCTTAGGAACTGGTAATACACTAGTCAATGCGAACACATTATTAGGAATGATGGCAAAAGAACCAGATTGGAACAGAGACAATGTTAACGTATATGAGAAACCTAAAGAAGGACATACTTATATCTGCACGGTTGATGTATCTAAAGGTCGTGGTATAGACTATTCTACATTTACTATTATGGATATATCTGTAAAACCATTTAGACAAGTATGTGTCTATAGGGACAATATGATATCTCCTATGTTATTTCCAGACCTATTAGCTAAGTACGCAACACCATATAACGAACCATTAATCATTATAGAGAATAATGCAGAGGGTGGTATGGTTGCAACACAATTGCACTATGATATAGAATATCCAAATGTATTTGTTCAAGGAATGAGTAAGGCAGAAGATATTGGTGTGACAATGACCAAAAAAATAAAAAGAATTGGTTGTTCAACATTAAAAGAATTATTGGAAGAAAATAGAATGGAATTGTGTGATAGGGATGTTATCACCGAACTTATGACTTTTATAAGTAAAGGTACCAGTTTTGAAGCTGACAGAGGGTTTCATGATGATTTGGTTATGAATCTAGTGTTATTTTCATGGTTTGTCACAACAGACCACTTCTATCATTTAACTGATAGACAAGTCAAAGAACTATTGTACTCAGAACAACAAAAGAAAATAGAAGACGATATATTACCACCAGGCATATTTGATACAGGACAAAACAATACAGAGTCCTTTGTCGATGCAGA